GCTCCAGGACATCTGTCAATGCTCCGGGAGCGTCGTCATGAATAGCATCTGCGGCCTTGTCTAAATCGAGATCATTCTTAAAGTTTAGGCCCATATTTTCACCTCAAAACGACTTCGACGTGACTGAGTTGGCCGTTCATCTTGTTGCGTTTCTGAGAGGCGTTGATGACTTCGTATTCGCTACCGTCAAAGGTCAGTTTGCTCTGCATCGGTGGATCAATGTCTTCGCTGGTGTAAAACTGGACTTCTGAGATCACTTCGTCTCCATTTTCGTCCTGGACTCGTTTTCGGGTACGCTCAATCGTTCCCTCAACGTCATAAGGAGCCCCATACTGAGGCCCGTAAGCTGAATCTCCCTCGTAATCTTCGATTGATACCGTATCCGGTTGTAGAAATTGCGGTAAAACCCAGCTCATTTAAGCTCGACTCCAGTATTCAAAAGACCTTCGCGGAATAGATATTGTCTGGCGCGGCTTGCCAATTCACTAAATTCCGAGCTTTTATTCGCCACTCCACCTGTCATCGAAAACTCGCCGATTGATATTTCGTTGATTTTTGACATCAACATAAGCTCGTCGCCACCAAGCTCCTGCCAGTATTCGACCTGAGCACAAACGGCCTTACGAGCGGCCACGGTTTGGTCAGAGTCTGTGTCATCTATCCTGTTGAGAGTAATATAGTCGATAAAATCCGAGGCCCGCTCCAAAAGGCGCGAAGCATCATCCTGGAGGTCAGCTTCATTCACACCAAGATAATCCGCGAGTTCAGTCGTGCTTGCGTAGGCCATTACGCCTCGACCTCGATATAATTCAACATTACCAAAAAGTTAGCCCCACCGCCCTGCACGAGAACGTCCTGATCTGCCGTTCCTTCTTTTTTGAAATTCCCGGCAGTGACTCTCGTATTCTGCGAAGTATAGGCTTTCCCGATCAAGTCTCCACCGTCAAACTCGATTGTGATTTCCCCTACGCTTCCATTTGAGTGGATAAGAAAGCCTGTTACGATAATCTTGTTCCCACTTGACGGTGAAAGGAGTACGGTATCAGTTTGGGAGGCTGCGTACTCGGCGGTCTCGCCTTCCTGGGCGGTATAGATATCGGTCTTCAGATACTCTTCGTTATTGGCTAGATTAGTTGCGAAGATCCGTTTGAGTATCTCTACCATTCTTGGCATTTAAACCACTTCCTCAAGCGCGTCGATTAGCTCTTCCTTGCTCATGTCGCTTCGACCTTCGATCTCTTCCTCTTGGGCAAGTTCGTAGAGTTCTTCTCTGGTGAGTTCTTTGAGTGGTGAGTTTTCTTCCGGTTCCAGTTCTTCCGTCCCTGGGTTGTCCCCCATGATCTCTTCCTCAGTCCCCAGGACAGAATATCCGAGACTCTCAAAATAACGCCGGCGGGAGGCCGGTGCGACCCGCCTATGCCCGCCGGAGCTAGATTCATATACTAATCGTTCACTCATTCTTAATCCTCTCCCTTAGTAGCTATTATACCTGAGTTTCAAAGCTGGAGTAAACGCCTGCGGTCTTGTTAGCTGGGACAAAGATGTCGTGATAAATCCGGTAATCAAACTTCCAGGCGTCTGCGTCTTGATTCGTATCGGGATCAAAAATGCGTGGCTGTTGATGTTTTGCCACAGGATAAACAGCGTCCTGATGGACGATCATAAAGTTAATTGGTTCACCGGCTAGGGTAAATCCACCAGCGGCATCGACCGTTACTGAAGTATTAAAACGTCCCTGAGGAACTTTGACGATTGGATAACCATCAAGCATCCACACGCCACGCTCGACCTCAGTTTCTCCACTCTGGACGTTGAAATCCCTTGAGAGCGCATCGGACTGCTTAATGAGTTTCCAGACTGTGGGGTTGACATAAATTATCCGACCCTCTTCCGGCACTTCTGCATTATCCATTGTCTCATGGCCTGTATCGATCTTTGAGAGAATGTCGGAGGCACTTACTGCTTCGTCTACTGTGTTAGACGCGACTCCGTGCATCTCGCTGAATCTATAAGCATCTAGTTCAGGAGCAACATGATTCCGCTGAAATTGCCCCGTTACGTTCGCGAAGGTAATTTGAATAGTCTCTTGATTATCCATCCGATCTACCTGGAACTGCCGACCCCTATCCTGTGTAAAGGTATGCGCTTCCCAGTTGATCGTGACGTCTCCGTCCGTAAAGCCAGCGTTCCTGTCGTAATCCGCAAGTCCACTTAGGATAATTGAGGGAAGATAAACCGTTTTCGCCTGCATTCCTTCTTGGACAAGCTGATTTGGGGCATCAAGGTCAGCTGTTACCGATTCTTTCTTGTATTTTTCATCGAGTAGGGTCAGATACTTTTCTGCAAGATTGATAGTGTTCGTATATGCCATTTAAATCATCTCCAATTTGGTAGTCTTGAGCTAAAGTCCCATTGCCTCTCGGAGTGCTTCATCGGTTTCCTCATTTTCACCGGATTCGCTAAATTGATCCCCGGCACTGGAAACAGATTCTTCTTCATCTTCTTCCGAGAAGTAATAGGATTTTTCGTCCTTCATGGTATCAATCAAATTTTCGACACCATTTACTTCGCCGTCATCATTAACTTCCAGATCGTCTAAATTCGCTACTTTTGCAAAGTCGTCGAGGGCTGCTTTATTGACACCTTCCTTAAGTGCCGCTTCTTTGAGAGCGAACTCTTTCTCCCGATTTACGGATTGTTTCTGCATTTTTTCGAGTTTTGTCTCGTATTGCTCTTTAACGTCTTCTGGGTCTTCCATTTCTTCGAGTCCGTCTTTGAGTTTTTCGAGTTCGTTTTTATATTCATTTTTTTCCTCGATAACTTGCTGGAAACGCTCATAGGGAACGGCGTTCCCTTGCTCTTGACTACCTTCTGTTTTTTCGTCTTCAGTTGACGTGGTAGTCTCTTCGTTCGTGTCTGTCTCTTGATTCTGCTGATTTTCGTCTTCGTCCGCCATTAGTCCTCCTCGGTTTTTACGCCCCGCGGCGTTGTTTTCATTATACGGCTAATTTTGAATTATGCAAATTGATTATTCTGAATTGCGCCTATCCCAAATGCTCTGACAGACTGCTCGCCTCTGTCCCTCGTCCTTAAATTCTGTTCGCACAACACTATCTGACATACAGGCCTGGATAAATTCATCCTCGTTATCGTAATTCTCTGGTTCTGGTAGAGGCATCAGACGGGTTCCTCAAAGGCCGAAAACTGAAACTCAAATCCGACAAAAGGTTCTGCAGACCAAGTGTTCACGTCGATCCACTTTGGGCTCGTGACTCTTAATTCAGCAAAGACTTTGATTGGTCCGAATACAACTGGATAGCCTAATCCGAGACCCAATTCTTCTGGATAATATTCGTTTTCCTCTTCTACAAATTTGACAGCCCCGAGACCGTAAAGGTTGTAAAATGTCGTATCGAGCTGTCCGCCAAGATTGAAGTGTGTTACTTGACCTTCGACCGGCAATTCAAAAAAGAAATTCTGGACATCTAACCTGTAATAGGTGTCCGCCATATTCTGACTGAATCCGAGTTCGACATCAGCGGTAGCAACTACCACTCCTGCCGATACCAACGAAATTGTTAGAAATAAGATTAGAAGTTTGCGCATATTAACACCTCCAGTGCTATCTTGCTTCAGTTATTTGCTCTCTGACATACTTTCGTCGCCTGCCAGTTTTGTCAATAAAATCTTTCATCCTGCCCTGCCATTCTGAAACTTTCGCTTGCGCCTTTTCCTGCACCTCGTCCGACATTGCCGCCGCTTTTCTACGTTTCCATTTTCGTGTGCCACGTTCAAGATAGCGCTGTTGCTGCCTTGCAGCTGCCCCTCCCGGGTCTGCCGTACCGCTCGGGGTTGGCGTAAGACCTTCGATGTAAGCGTTAACTGTGTGCCTGCAGGAAGGGTGAAAGAGGCCTTGTCCTCTGGCATCACTGAGGGAAGGATACTTCACGTTACTCTCCCTCAACGACAAAACGCGCCCCTCCCAGGGTCGACAAAGCGGACATTCCTCTGCGTGATCGGAGACAATTACCAACTCTCGACCATTCTGCTGTATTCTGTCAATATGACCATTGATAGCTGAGCGGCCCGTAGCTGTCCGCACCGCCATCTCAGAGTAGCTTGATAGATTCCAAGCTCTACCGGCATCATCAACAAAGCCAGTAACACCCCGATTGGCAAATTTGTTGAGGACTTTCTGGCTCGCTTCTCGCCTTGTGGCCGTGCCAGTCAAAACAGAAGTTTGGGCCTCACTGACCGCCTTTCGATAAACGTCATCAGCTTGCCTGAGTATCCTCAAATGAGTTTGCTGCAACTTACCAACAGTCTCCTTCGCCGCTGCCTTTATCGCCCGATTATTCATAGCCCCGAACTGAGTATTGATGTCATCAATGGGCCCACCGGCGCGCTTAGCCTTGCGAAGATCAGCAATAGCCGAGTTTGAACCGTCCCGATAAGCGTCTTCTATAGCTGCTCGAACTTGATCATCAACATCCAACTCGTTGATGATTTCGCTGCTGATTTTGCCCCTGACTTTTCGGAGCTGGCGTAGTTTGAGATTTGCCCAATCTTCTCGATGGGTCCCTGTACCGAGATTGTTTGCTAGCATACGTATAGTGTCTCGCTCGGCTTGAGCATAAGTTCTGCGAATCTCATTAGCGTATTTCTCGCCGTCAGCTGGACTTATTGCCATTTAATCCTCGTACTTCCTCCGATATTCGTTCGGATGTCTTCCCCTAAACTTCGAGCGTTTATCCTGATTTTTCTGTCGGGCCATTAGACGCGAACTTCCGGTTCCTCGACATTCATACCGTTTTCCTTCTTGATTTGCTCGACTTCTTCTTGGATTTCTTGCTCGCTCCAATCCTGGTGTAGGTATCTTGTTTTTGCTTCAATACTCATCGCCCTTGCTTTTTCTAATTTAGCCAGACTGTCAGCAATTTCAGAAGGATCATCTTGAATCGAGTCAGCAAACCCTATCCGTGGTTTCAAATTCGGGTCGATCTCGTTATTCTCGAAGTGTTTTGCTTCGACTTTTAACATCAATTGCAAAATATCCTGAAGCGGCTCTTTGAAATAGCGTTCCTTTTTTTGTTTTGTTTTGAGAGATTTACGCTCCCTAACTCGCAATGCCGTTCCGCTCTCAGCTCTCCCCTCGATTTTAAGTCCAAAACTCTGTGGTGAATAGCCAGCCGAACTGACAATCCTCTCGATAAAATCGAGGCAAGTTGCCTCATATTTTTCGACCCTCATGTCGGGTTGGATCACAGATGGTTCCTCCATTGATCCTGGTGGGGCTCCCATTTTCGTATATGTTGCCTTGTCTGGATCATAGTAAAAATCATTCGTATCTGAATTATATTCAAGCCACGATTCCGGTACGACCTTCTCTGCCTTCGCAAGTCGCATCTCGCGCACCCAAGCCGAATATGCTTCATCAAGTGAATCCATCAAACCGACCAGCCCTTGATAATCAGAGTTTCCTAGATCAC